GGTGAACGCGAGACCCCTATCGTTGTGTGTGATCAAGCACTAAAAACAATATCTATGCAAAACAATCACATCCAATTTCTTGTGGATCAATACGGCCTGGCCAACGTGGCCTGGTTCATCCGGCTCATGAAACGCGGAACTCCGCCCGAGCAATTGGCCGGCTATTGCGTGCCCAACCCACAAGACAGCAGGCGCGACGGTGTTTTCCGGGCCCTGCAGTACGCCGGCACCGTACCCGACTCGATGCTGCCTCCTGACATCCAAAAGGCTTTGAAGCCATGACCCAACGAGAATACGCCAAGCATGCCGGTGTTTCGCATGGCTACGTAACACAACTGGCTGCCAAGGGAATGCCGATGCATAGTCCCGAGGCCGCCGATGCCTGGCGAAAGAAAAACATCCGGGCCAAGTCCACGACGCAACACATACAATCGCCACCAATACCAGAAGCCCCCGCAATCGAACAGGAAGGCCCCTACAGGCCCGCAGAAGCAACGCAACCACTCAACACCGCAACGGCCGCTACCGACTCGCCAGAAGGCGCCTACGAGAGGCAGCGGCAAATCGAGCGTGCAGCCTATGATCTAGCCGTCGACGCCCTCCGGGGCGGTCGAGCCGATGCTGGCCGCCTGGTTGCCATCCATGCCGCGGCAGCCAAGAACCTGACATCCGCCCGTGACGAGGTGATCGCCCAGGCCGAGAAGGAACGGCGCCTGGTCTCCGGCGACTGGGTACGCCGGGTGATGCAGGAGCACGACGGCGCCGTGGCCTCGCTGATCAAAGCCATGCCCAAGCAGCTTTCCGGCCGGATAGCACCGCATGACCCCGAGCACGCTGAGCGTGAATTGACCAGGTGGGTCCAGGAGGTCTGCCTCAAGACGCTACACAACACCGACCCATGGAAATCCTGACATGAGAATCCTGAACCTAGGCGGAGGAGTTCAATCCACAACGCTCTACCTCATGGCCATCAAAGGCGAGATTACTCCAATTGATTGTGCCATCTTCGCTGACCTTGGCGAGGAGCCAAAATCAGTCTACGCCCACATGGAGTGGTTGAAGAGTCTAGATGGCCCAACCATCCATGTCGTTTCTGCGGGAATCCTTGGAGAGGATCTAAAGCATGGCATGAATTCAACTGGCCAGCGCCACGCTACAATTCCAGCGTTTACCGCTCAGAACGAAGGTGAGCCGCTGGGGATAATGCGAAGACAATGCACCAGCGAATACAAAATAAAACCAATCGAACGCTTCATTCGACGCAATCTTCTAGGGCTTGAAAAAGGGCAGCGCATCAAAACCAAGTTGACCCAGCTTTTCGGAATAAGCCTCGATGAAGCAGGCCGAGCAACTCGCATCAAATCCAATAGTCCACACTGGTCTGAGCCTGAGTTCCCGCTTTGCGACAAGATGATGACCAGAGCGGATTGCGTGAAGTGGTTGGATGCTTACGGAATACCTCACAAGGTTCCTCGCTCCGCCTGCGTATTTTGCCCATACAAGTCAGACTATGAATGGCTCAAGCTCAGGGAATCAGATCCAGATGGGTGGGTTAGAGCTGTTGAAATCGACGATGCGCTCCGAATCGAAGGTATGGTCATGAACAGGGGCTGCAACGATAAGCTCTATCTTCACAAGTCTTGCAGACCTCTAAATGATGTTCACCTAACCGACAACGAGCGCGGCCAATCAGCATTCAACTTTGAATGTGAAGGAGGGTGCGGTCTGTGAATGTATTAAGAGCAACCATGGAAATCCTGACTGACCTGCAGCGCTCCCTCCTGGACTACCGCCGAAGTCTCTACCGGCCCACTCCACAGCAGACGGTGGTCGAATGGTCCGAGGCATCACTTCGCCTAACCCAACGGCAGACCGAGCACCCTGGGCCGTTCTCCACCTCGGTCCGGCCCTACACCCGGGAGCCCATGGAGGCCTGGAAAGACCCGTCGGTCTCCGAGGTAACCCTGTGCTGGGGATCGCAGACCAGCAAAACGACCACCCTGATGGCCGGCCTGGCCTGGCTGATCGCCAACGAGCCGAGCCCGGCCCTGTGGCTGATGCCATCGGAGAATCTGGCCCGGTCGTTCTCGAAGTCCCGCTGGCTGCCCATGCTGGAGGACAGCCCGACCATGTTGGAATGCTTCCCGGCCGAGGCTGACAAGATCACCAACCTTGAGCAGAACTTCACCCGGTCGACTCTGACTTTTGTCGGATCCAACAGCCCGGCCAACCTAGCCAGCCGACCGGTTCGAGTGCTGATCGCCGACGAGGTGGACAAATTCGCCGAGGCCACAGCCAAGGAGGCCGACGCCCTAGATCTGGCTGAACAGCGCCTCAAGAGCTTTTCAAGTAGCAAGGCCTTCATGACCAGCACGCCCACGGTGGTCGAAGGCCGGATCTGGCAGAGATTCCTTCGAGGCGACCAGCGGCGCTACTACCTGCCCTGCCCACACTGCCGGGAGCTGATCAAGCTCGAATGGCGCCAGGTGACCTGGGACGACGCCAAGACCGAGGACGGCAAGCACGACCTGGCCAAGATCCGGGCCTCCGCGCACTACGTCTGCCAGCTCTGCCTCGGCAAGATCACCGACGCCCACAAAGTGGCAGCCCTCCGGCACGGCCAATGGCGCCCGGAGAATCCCAACGCAATGCCTGGCGTGCGTTCCTACCACCTGTCGAGCCTCTACAGCCCCGACCGCAAGTGCACCTGGGGACACCTGGCCGTGGCCTTCATCGAGGCCAAGGCATCCATGGCCGGCCTGCAGGGCTTCATCAACGGCAACCTGGCCGAGCCCTGGGAGCAGCAGGACGTGCAGCAGGAACGCCCCGAGGCCTCGGCCGCGGTCACGATCACCGGAGGCCGCCGCTACCTGACGGCAGACGTCCAGGCCGTGGCGCCGTTCATCTGGTGGGTCTGCCGGGAATGGAAGGACGGCAACTCCACCTTGGTGGCTGCCGGCCATGCCGATGACTTCGCCGCCCTTCGACGGGTGCAGGTGGCACTTGAGGTCCACGACATGGATGTGGGCATTGACTCAGGCTTCAACACCCAGACGGTCTACGATGCCTGCGGCAGTTATTCCTCAATCACATCCAACCCCATCAGCTACCCGTGCGGACTAAGGTTCCCACCGGAAGGCGGCCTCCGAAAGCCTGCCTTGGTCGGATGGCTGCCGCTCAAAGGCCGAGAGACTGGTGCCCGATTTACGACAAACTCTGGCGCCGTGCACCCGTTCGGCCTGTCGACGTCCTCCTCGATGCGCACCGACGTGGTGCAGCCCCTCCTGGTGTTCGACACCGAGCACCTGCGGGATATGCTGTCGAGGCTCCGGAAGGGCGACATCGACCGAGAATGGGGTGTGCACCAGCAACCGCCCAACGTCCAGGCCGAAGGTGCCTATGTGGCGGATCCTGACCTTTACTGGCGTCACTTGGATTCACACGTCCTTCGCCCACAGGCAAATCGTGCCGGCCGCATCAAACACGTCTGGGTAAAACGCAACCAAAAGTGGCCCGACCATCTGCATGACTGCGAGATCATGCAGCTTGCCATGGTGATGCTCTGGAATGATCTTACGTCAAGTGATGTCCAGTCTTAGCTAAGCCATTGAACAGGTGAAATAATGTGGGAGCCTCCAGCCCGAGGTGTTCACTTTCACGGTCGCAATCAAGCGTGCCTATCTTCGCAGTGTCTACAGCGCCCTCGGTGGCGCGACACTGCTGGCCGCCCTGACCTCAAAGGTCATTGCCGCGGCCTCGGTGATTGAATCCGGCCAGGTTGTTCGCTCGACATCTTCCTCGGATGTCTCAGTCGAATTCGCAGAGCCCGGCAAAGGCGCCCCCACCCCGTCCGAGATGGTCGAGATGTGGGAAAGCCTGATAGCCGACTACGAGCTGGCGGTCTATCTACTCGGCCAGGACGGCATCGCAGCGCCTACCGACACTCAGGTTTTCAACAAAATGATGGCTGTCGTCCTGGTCGCTGTGACCAGTTACGGCGGCGACTTCTCGAACTTCCGTCGAGAGGGCGCCATCAGAACGGGGATGACCTAATGGGATTCCTCGACAACATCCTGGCTAAGTTTCGGTCGGCCCCTGTCGACCGCTACGAGGGCGCGTCCAACTCGATCCGCCGCTCCTTCCTGGACACCAGCTACACCTCGGTGCGGTTCGACGTCACTGCCTCGACCCGGCAGCAGATCGTCAGAAAGAGCCGATTCTTCGAGCAGAACAACGCGGTGATGAACCGCCTGGGTGACCTGTTCGAGAACTACACGGTCGGCAGCAACTTCTCGGTGCAGCCGGCTTCCTCGAATCCCGACTGGAATCTCCGAGCGAAGAAATGGTGGGATACCTGGAGCCGTTATCCGGACATCGGCAGTCGGCAGTCTTTTGGCACTCTCATGAGCCTGGCCGCCCGTGGATGGTTCTACGATGGCGAATCTTTCCTTCTGCTGACCAAGGGAGACTCGGGCCGCCCCCGTCTTCAGCTCATCGAACCTCAACAGGTGGCCACACCCACCGGCCAGGATCAATCTCCGGATATCTTCGATGGAGTCCGGTTTGATACCAAAACAGGCCGCGCTCTTTCCTACTTTATTGGGCAGGAAACGAACCAAGGCCAACTCACCGAGATCCGGTCAATATCTTCCGACTCCATCGTCCACATCTACGAGGCCCAGCGTGCCGGCCAGCTCCGCGGCCTGCCATTCGTGGCGTGCGTCATTAACGACCTGCACGACCTGGACGACCTTCAGAAGCTGGAAATGGAATCCTGCAAGCTCGCCTCCAGCGTGGCCCAGGTGATCAAGACCAGCTCCGGTGAGGTGCAGGCCAGCAGCCTCCGTTCTGGTGTGGTTGGAAGCCAGGGCACCGCCCAGACCTACTACGAGAACGTATTCGGCAGCACGGTCAAAGTGCTGAAATCCGGGGACGAGTTCGAGCAGTTCCAAGCCGACCGCCCCAACGTGAACATGAGGGAATACTGGCGAAGCCTGACCGAGAAGGTCTGTGCCGGCGTCGGCATCCCCTACGTCCTGGTGTTCCCGGAAGGGATGCAGGGCACGGTCTACCGCGGCGCCCTCGATATGTCGTCAGTGTGGTTCCGGAGCCGTCACCAGGTGATGGCCTCGGCCGCCCGTAGGATCTGGGAGTATGTGATGGAATACGCCATCCGTACCGATCCCACCCTGCGAGACTCACCCGACGACTGGTACGAGGTCGCTATCCAGGCTCCCCGGGCTCCCAACGTCGACGTGGGCCGCAACTCTGCTGCACAGCTCGCAGAACTCGGCGCTGGCGTCACAACCTACGACGAGATTTACGGCGCCCGAGGCATCGACTGGCGATCAGCCCTGGAGGCCAAGGCTCAGCAAGCCCGGTACATCCAAGACCTGGCCACTAAGTACGGCCTCGATGTCTCTGAGATCTCGACCGCCCAGAAGCAGCCTATTGCGCCCGAGCCAGCCGAGATGGCTACCGAGGCAGAGCCCTCTGGGACAATGCCCGAGGAGATCCCGGCCCAACCCATCCAAGAGGTGGTTGCTGTGGCTAAGAAACGGAAAACCAGATCCAAGAAAACAGAATGACCAAGATCAACAACTGGCTTTCCTATCAACCCCGGGCCTCGGCCTCTGAGCCGGCCACCCTTCAGATCTTCGATCAGATCGGTGAAGACTGGTTTGGTGGATCCGGAATCTCGGCCAAGGCTTTCAGCCAGGCCCTGCAGGACGTCGGCCAAGGCCCCCTGGTGGTCGAAATCAACAGCCCCGGCGGCAACGTCTGGGATGGCCTGGCCATCTACAATATGCTGCGAGGCCGGCAGGCACCCGTCACCACCCGGGTGGTCGGCATCGCTGCCTCGATTGCCTCAATCATTGCCCTGGCCGGCGACACTGTTGAGATCGCCGATGCGGCCTTGTTTATGATTCACGACCCCTCCGGAATGGTGGCAGGCACCTCGGAGGAAATGCGGAAGATGGCCGATGCCTTGGATCAGCACGCCGAGGTGCTGGCTGGTATCTACTCCAAGGTTACCGGCCGCCCGACCTCTCAGATCCGGGCTGCCATGAAAGAGGAGACCTGGTTCACCGCCCAGGAGGCCATCCAGTTTGGCCTGGCCGACAAGATGACCGAGGAGCAGATGGCCATCGCCGCCTGCTGGCATCCTCGGGCTGTCACCAAGACCGCCCCCGAGACTGTCCGAAACAACCTCCGCCGCGGCCTGGAGCAGTACGCCGAAGGCCTCGCCGGTGATGGCCTTGAGAAGCAGACCGTCCTGGACGCCGAGGCCCTGGTGGCCGGTGAGGCGCCCACCGAGGACAAGATCCGCACAGCCAACGCCTGGTGGGGACGCAACGAGCGCTTCCTCG